TCAGCTTCCATCTTTTCATAGGTTGCAGTGTCTTCAGCGGATACAATTCCATCTGTACCTCTTTTGGTATCCAGGAATGCTTTAGCAGCTTCCCAGGATTTTGCTCTTTTTTCACGAAGTTCAAGAATTTTATTCATAGTATTTTCCTCCTAAAATTTAGTGTTGAATTAAAGAAAGCCGCTTTTCTAGCGACTCAATTGGGGTGCCAGCATTCTCTTTTTCTAGTTTGGGTTTTACCTTATCCAGCAGGGAGTTGGTAACAGCTCTGCGGCTAAAGGCATAGGTGAAATCCTCAGTCTGATTTCGTTTCTTTTCATCCTCCAAGATGCCATCTGCAAATCCAAGTTCGATGGCTTTTTTCGCATTGAGCCAGGTCTCCGCATCCATAAGATGAGAGAGCTTTGTCCTTGACTGGCCTGTCTTGATTTCATAAGCATTGATGATGCTCTCCTTAACTTCAGAAAGCATGGCGATGGCCTTTTTCATCTCCTCGCTGTCCCCAATGGCCACGGTAAGGGGGTTATGGACCATCATCAGGGCTGTTGGTGCCATAAGCACCGTTGTTCCCGCCATAGCGATGACAGAGGCGGCTGAAGCGGCAATACCATCGATCTTTACGGTAACAGTGCCTTTGTAATCCATCAGCATGGTGTAAATCTGACTAGCAGCAATGCAATCACCTCCTGGAGAATTGAGCCAAATAACAATGTCACCATCACCGGCAGTAAGCTCTGCTTTAAATGCATTAGGGGTGACGTCATCATCAAACCATGAATCTTCGGCAATAACGCCGTCTAGATAAAGTGTTCGGACACCAGTGTTTTCATCTCGTGCCCAGTTCCAAAACTTCTTCATTAAGGTTCCTCCGTTTCTTTGATATTTGCGAACGCGCCTGCGTCCTGTAATTTAGTCATGGCGCCGTTGATGAGGTAGAGGTCGCCACCAAATGACTCTGGAATTCTATCCAGATTTTCAAGCTCTCTGATATCATTGGCACTCATCCAACCGTTCTGCCTTGCAGTGGCATAGCCACTCATACGACTTACATAATCACCACGAAGTAGGCCATCCACGTTAAACTTGATAAATACATTAGGTTTTTCACTTTCCATGAGTAGAGCTCTGCACATGGACTGTTCCCAGCGGACCACCCAAGGGTCGAGGGTGTATTTTACAAACTCCAGTGATTGCTGTTCGATGTTACTAAAGGATGACTTCTCAAGGTCAGCAAGCATATGAGGTGGAACTCTAAAGATACGAGCGATCTCATTGATCTGAAACTTTCTGGTTTCAAGGAACTGAGCCTGCTCAGGTGAAATGCCAATCGGCTGATACTTCATACCTTCTTCAAGGACAGCTACCCTGTGGGCATTACCACTTCCTTGATAGGCTGCGTTCCATGATTCTTTAATCCTTGCAGGGTCCTTGATGGTACCGGGGTGTTCCAAGACGCCACCGGGTGAAGCGCCATTAGCGAAAAACTTAGCTCCATATTCTTCAGTAGCAATGGCAAGACCCACAGCATTTTTCGCCATGGCTATGGGTGAATAGCCTACCAGCCCATCAAAGCCAAGTCCGGGGATATGAAGGACATCTGATGGTGAAAGATAGACTTGATTGTCTCTACCGAGAGTAGGAGCATCCTCGCTGCCACGCTGATACAAATAGAAAAGCCGACCACTTGAATCGCGATCGACAGTCATTTTGTTTGGCATTAATGGGTACAGGGAAATCACTTCACCTCGTGCATTTCGAATAATCTGAGCATAAGCATTTCCCCATAATAAAAGATGACTCATCAGCGTCTCTCTAAACGCAAAAGAAGTCATCTCAGGGTTTGGTTCATCATGGAGCAATTTGTAAAGCGGATGTTTGAGGTTTTTCTCCTTCCCACCTGAATCATTGTATTTGTAGACATGAAGTGGTAGACCAGCTAGCGTCTCAGATAAAATTCTCACGCAGCTATACACTGCGGTCATTTGCATAGCAGTCTGCTCATTGACCGGTTTTCCGGCACTGGTGCTTCCAAAAAAAAAGCTGTAGCGGCTGCCACCAAGAGCGTCTTTAGGCTTATCTCGGGCCTTAAATATTCCTTGCAGTATTCCCATGGACATCACTCTCCTTAAAATGGACATGAAAAAAGCACCTCGTTTGAGATGCTCATAGATATTGTGTTTGTTTTTATTTAGTTGAATGGCAAAACTCAAAATATTTTTTAACTGCAGATCTTAATGAGGCCATTCCATTTTTAATATTTGAGCCTGGTGTAAAACTAATACCAGTAGGTGCTGGACGATTAAGACTCTCGTCTTCGGATGAATATTCAAGCAGCTCAACAAGGCTGCGACCACCATCCTTTGAAAATTCTTCATCTAAGTTCATTTTCAGACTTTCTTCAACTCTTCGACAGCGGCTAATACTGTCTGATATAGGACGACTTGAAATTTTGCCCTGTAGCCAATTGCGGTAAGCATCATCACGCATATTTATCACCTCAATAGTATTTTACACTAAATACACGTGGATGTATTTGACAATTGAAAATTGATGAAAACTGATTACATGACGGTGATGAAGATGATGTATTACGTTGAGATGTTATGCAAAACGAACCTCAGAATACTAATAATCCTCTGTCATCATAAACAGAATTACCGGTTTCTCCACCACAGCGGATCGCTCGGTCAAGAGCCATAATCGTGGCCACAGCACCGTCAATCTTCTCGGTGGATTTCTCTTTGTCTGCTTTGATATTCCCAGCAGGATCAGTTCTAATAAAAATGTTGTCCATCATCCAACGGAGAACAGGATGACCGCCGTGGGCTATCTTTTCTTCCAAAGTCAGCTTCATTAATTCTTTTGTTGGCGGTGACATGTCTTTGAATCCCTGTCCAAAAGGAACGACTGTGAATCCTAAATTCTCTAGATTCTGTGTCATCTGAACTGCTCCCCAGCGGTCAAAGGCAATCTCACGGATGTTATATTTCATCCCAAGCTCCTCAATGAATGTCTCAATGAATCCGTAGTGAACAACATTGCCTTCAGTAGTCAACAGAAATCCTTGTTTTTCCCACACATCATAATTCACATGATCCCGTCTAACCCTAAGGTCAATGCTGTCTTCCGGTATCCAGAAGTATGGAAGAACCACATACTTGTCATCTTCATCCTGTGGAGGGAAGACCAGTACGAAGGCTGTAATGTCAGTGGAAGAGGAAAGGTCCAGTCCACCATAGCAGGTGCGGCCCTTAAGGGTTTCTGGATTAACAGGAAAAGCACAAGCATCCCATTTATCCATTGGCATCCAACGAATAGCCTGCTTCACCCATTGATTGAGTCGAAGCTGCCTGAAGCTGTTTTCTTCCGCAGGGTTTTGTCTTGCGGATTCATAGGCTGCCTTCACCTTATCCATGCTGACAGTGATGCCAAGGGATGGATTTGCTTTTTTCCACACCTTGGGATCGGACCAGTCATCTTCAAGAGCTGCGCCATAAATGACGGGGTAGAAGGTAGGATCGTTCTTTCTTCCTGCCATGATATCCAGTGCTTTCTGATGAACCTCCCAGCAGATACTGTTTTGATTATCTCCGGCAGTGGTGATTAGAAAATACAATGGCTGCATCCTGGCATCACCACTACCTTTTGTCATAACATCATAGAGTTTTCGGTTAGGTTGAGTATGGAGTTCATCAAAGACAACCCCATGGGTATTAAAACCGTGTTTGTTTCCAACATCCGCTGAGAGCACTTGATAGATGCTTCCAGTAGGTTGATAGATGAGCCTTTTTTGTGAGTCCAGAATCTTTACCCGCTTGGATAAGGCTGGGCACATACGCACCATATCAGCAGCCACGTTAAAAACGATGGAGGCTTGGTTACGATCTGCAGCGCAGCCATAAACCTCAGCACGTTCTTCATTATCTCCACAGGTTAAGAGCAGGGCAACAGCCGCCGCCAGCTCACTCTTTCCCATCTTCTTTGGTATTTCTACATAAGCAGTATTAAATTGTCGGTAGCCATTTGGCTTCAAAGTTCCGAAGATATCCCGGATGATTTGCTCCTGCCAATCTATCAGTTCAAAGGGCTTTCCTGCCCAGGTTCCTTTTGTATGGGAGAGGCATTCAATAAAACCAACTGCATAGTCCGCCATCTCCTTGCTGTAATGAGAATCCTTCGCCATGTAAGAGGTTGGTTTATACTTCTTTAGTTTTCGGATATGCGGACACCTCCTTTAAAAAGACATAAAAAATAGACCCTAAGGTCTTTTGTAACGAGGAAAAGAGCCATACAGCCCTGTTCCTTTATGCGTTTTTCTCTTGTTGTTAATTGTATTTCTTCATCAAAACTTCAAGTGCAGCTTGCGCATTGGCGTCGATGGGTTCAATGTCCCAGCCTCTATCAAAGTTTGCAATGATCTGGCCATCTCGCTTTAGCATCAGTTTTGATATTCTACCCTCATCAATGCCGTAAGGGGATCCTAAGTCAAAGCTTTTAATCCAGTAATGAATGGTTCTGTTTTCGACTTCGATTTTGCCTCCTCTCCACATGGTTTCATTCCTCCTTAAATCCTAACCAAGATTGCTGGTAGAGTTTGCTTTTCGCCGGTCTGCCAGTCGGTGTAGCTTGTCTTAACCTTGGTAAGTCCGTCCATCCTGCAACCGTGCTTTTCAAATTCAGCAAGGGTTGCGATCAGTCCTGAGAAGGTGCTTGAAATGGTAATGTGCTCTATTCCATAGGCTCTGCAGGCATTAACAATGGGTTCAATGTCGTAATCCCAAATGACCTCAGAAAAGTCGATGGTGTCGTTTCCTACTTCCTTGCTTCTTTCGTAGGCCCAGTACATGGTGCTGTTGATTCCTGATTCCTTAAAATTTGCGCCAGTTGCCTTGGCTTCTTCAAATGCTTTGATTTCTTTCATTTTCTCATCCTCCATTTAGTGTGTTTTGTTTGGTATTACATATATCACTCTAAACGAGAATAATAGCAAGTCATTTCTGTAGTTATAGATCAGGTTTTCAGTTTAATCTTCAATCGCTGTGTACCTCGAATAATCATAGCCTTCTGTACTGGATAATATCTTTTCGCCAGTGTCTTTGTTAATGACCCTGATACATCGAAGCTCACCTTTTTCGTTAGTGCCGCCATCTGACTTCTTGATCCAGGGCTGGTCCTCTAGAAAATCACTGGTGAACTTTTTAAACTCTGAATCACTGAGTTCAACTTCTCGAATCACAGTGTAATCAGAACCAATGACGCCATCTTCTTTTGCCTCTTCAGTTGCTTCTTTTAGTTCCTTAAGGTTGTAGAACTTTCGACCAAATAATGCCTTCATTGCTATACCTCCTTCCTGGATTTTTCATCAATTACTTTGCAGGAATCAATGCCGTAAACCACATTCAAGCTGCTGCCGTTGTCCCACTGAACCATGATGGAGCCTGTGTCATCCACGCCCCACACGGTGCCTTTTGTGCCCGCAGGCGGTGCTTGCACATCATCCATGCTAAGGAGCTGGACTCTGGCACCAGCGGAGTACTGCTTGCGTAGGTAGGCCAGTCTTTCTTTACTGATCGGTTTCATTAGGAGCACCTCCTTTGAAAGCGCTGCTGCCTGATAGGTTTTGAAGGAGAATCTTTCTGTGGGTTTTGAATTCCTCTCCGATAAATCCGAGGCGGAGAAGGAAGCATCTAAATGCGTATTTCTCATTATCGACTTCTTTCTCTTTTACAGTGATTCTCTTTTGGATTTTCGCCATTTCACAAAGCTTTGTAATGAACTGGGAGTAGGCTTTTATCTCGTCTGGGTTTGGCAGTTTTGAAAACCAAGGGAAGCTAATGCGTTCCTCGTCGGCTTCAATGGGGAGTGCATCCACATTTAGTGCTTTCTTGATGAGGTTCCCTTTTGCTTCTAGCAGTTTGGATAGCTTTTCCAGGTCTTCATCGGAGAAGGAGTCTTTTGGTATCTGAATGATGAGTCCAGTTTCCTCGAGTTCCGCTTCAGCAGGAGCTGGTTCCTCCAACTCAGTTTCAAACCCTGCCTCTTGCAGCTTTTCCATCAGCGACTTGATATCCTCCTGATCCACTTCGCTGTCAAAGGTTAGCTCACCTTCTTTTCCGATGTGGTAAGGTCCCACCTGGTATGAGCAGGATGGAACCCCCAGGTATTTTGAAGGAACCTCTGTGATTTCACTGATGAGCTTCACCAGCTTTTTTCGTTCATTACCTTTTACGTTGTAATTGATTTTCATGGTATTGACCTCCTTGTTTTTTGCTTACTACATATATCACTCTAAGTGATGTTAATAGCAAGTCTATCTTTCGATAGTTGTGTTAATTATTTTCAGGGAGGTCACTGTAGTGGTATTCTTTGCCATCACGCAGGAGATAAACATCATCTGAATTCTGTGCTCCGGAAATAAATCTTTCAACGATAACATCACAAAACTTCTCATCAAGCTCGATGGTGTGGCAGATCCTGTTGGTCTGATCACAGGCAATGAGGGTACTGCCAGAGCCGCCAAAGGGATCGAGGACGATGCAGTTACTGAGACTTGAATTAAGGATTGGATGGGCCACAAGAGCCACCGGCTTCATTGTTGGATGAGAGCCATTCTTCTTAGGTTTTTCAAATTCCCAGATGGTGGTTTGCTTTCGATCGGCGTACCAGTTGTGCTTACCTTTCTTCTTCCAACCAAAGAGCACCGGTTCATGCTGCCACTGGTATGGGGACCGACCAAGAACCAACGATTGCTTTTTCCAGATACAGGTGCCGGAGAGGTAAAATCCAGCTTCAGAGAAGGCTTTTCTAAAATTCAACCCTTCCGTATCTGCGTGGAAAACATAGATGGAGGAGTCCTGTGTCATCACAGCTTCCGTATTGGTAAAGGCAGCAAGGAGAAATTCATAGAAGGCAGAATCACCCATATTGTCGTTTTTGATTTTACCGGCAGAGCCTTCATAGTTTACATTGTAAGGGGGATCCGTCACCACAAGGTTTGCCAGCTTTCCATCCATTAGAAGGGTGAAGGTTTCTGGTTTAGTGGAATCTCCGCAGACCAGTCTATGGGGACCTAGCTTCCAGACGTCACCAAGTTTTGTCATGGCGGGTTTTTCAAGCTCTGCATCCACATCAAACTCATCATCGTGAATGCCTTCTTTCAGGGAATCCTTAAATAGGTCATCCAGCTCAGAAGGATCAAAGCCTGTAAGGGAGACATCAAAGTCAGCGCCTTGCAGGTCAGCAATGAGTAGGGCTAACTTATCCTTATCCCAGTCACCGCTGATTTTATTCAGAGCAATGTTGAGTGCCTTTTCTTTATCTTCATCCATCTCGATGACCACACACTCAACTTCAGTCATTCCTAAATCCAAAAGCACTTTCAATCTCTGGTGGCCACCTACAACTCTACCAGTGGTCTTGTTCCAAATAACTGGTTCTACATATCCAAACTGCTCAATGGAACGCTTGAGTTTATCGTATTCCGCATCCCCGGGTTTTAAATCCTTACGCGGATTATAGTCAGCGGGAAGTAAGAGCTCAGTTTTCAGTTTTTCAATCTTCATATCTTTCCGCCACCTTTCTTAAGTTTAGATTGAAATCCACGTTCTCCCACGGGAAGAGAGAAGAGTTGAAATGTCCGTAGGTTGCTGTATCGGAGTAGATTGCATTTCGAAGGCGCAGCTTTTCAATGATGGCAGCTGGACGTAAGTTAAAGATTTCTTTGACCAGTTCACTTAAATCTTCGTCACTGATTTTCCCTGTGCCAAAGGATGTCACGTTTACTGAAACTGGATTTGCTTTTCCGATAGCATAAGAAATAGCGACCTCGCATTTATCAGCAAGCCCGCTCCAAACAATATTCTTAGCAATGTACCTGGCCATATAGGCACCGCTTCTATCAACCTTAGTTGGGTCCTTTCCGCAGAGTGCGCCGCCGCCATGAGAAGCCAGACCACCATAGGTGTCGACCATGATCTTTCTTCCAGTAAGTCCAGTGTCAGCAGCAGGACCACCCTCAACAAATCTGCCTGAAGGATTGATGAGAATTTCTGTATCATCATCCAGTGGGAAATCCTCGAAGCACTGCCAGAGCACGTTGTTTAAGATATCTGATTCTAGCTGCTTATGGGTTTTATCTTCGTGGTGCTGAACAGAAACTACCACAGTCTTAACGCGGATAGGTTTATCCCCATCATACTCAACAGTAACCTGTGCTTTGCCATCGGGGAGGATACCCTTGATGATTTTTCCCTTGCGACATTCATCAATACGCTTTACGATTCTATGAGATATAAGTAAAGGTAGAGGAAGCAGTTCACGGGTTTCGTTGGTAGCATATCCATATACAGTGCCTTGATCACCAGCACCGATGGAACCGTACGGATCAATAATTCCATTTCTTGCTTCAAGTGCTGTATCTACGCCAGCAGCAATATCTACACTTTGGTGATGTACAAACACAAATACTGTAAATTTCCAAGGACTGTATCCCACCTCACGAAGTACATTTTTTACGATAAGTCGGATGTTAATTTTTTCGCTGCAGGTGATTTCGCCCGCCACGATGATTTTTCCTTTAGTAGCCATGACCTCACAGGCCACACGTGAAGCTTTGTCTCTGCGAAGGCAAGCATCCAGAATGCTGTCAGCGATTAAATCAGATAGCTTATCAGGATGTCCCTTGCAGACACTTTCTGCGGTTCTGTAGTTTTTACTCATATCATTATCTCCCATCTGTTTTTATTTGCCCCTACGAGCAGAAAGAAGTCTCTCCATCACATCATCCTGAGGATTTGCTCCTTTGTAATCGCCAGTACAGTTTTCTTTTACGATCTGGAATATTTCAAACCATAGACGATTGGTTTGGTTCATGTAGTTCTGGCCCATGGATACATAAGGACTTTGAATGGCATTTCCTGTGGTGGGGTGCTTAGCAAGAAAGCCATACTCTGTAATGGCTTCTTCACACTGAATCCAACGAGCAACACTCATGGCATACCTTTCAAGGAGCTGTGGAGAAACTAGAGCAGCACAGCCACGCTTATCCAGCCACTGCCATGTGGCTTTGTAGATTTCACCAGCCACCAGAGCCTTACCATCTTTTTGAATGGCTTCAAGCATCTTATTTGGCTCAGGCATTTCTTGTCCCTCAAGATCTGCCGTATCGGAAAACTCTATCACAGTCAGTTTCCTTCCACCGAGATTGCCTTCGGCTATTTTGTCAGCCAGAGGTTTCTTTTTTGCCCCTGCACCAACACGAGCGCCACCTCTGTTCGTACCGTCTTTTGCCAATGATCACACCTCCTTTACAAAGTGGGGGCTATACCCCCGTTTGAATCTGCGTTTTTTAACACGACACCCCAGGCCGCTGTCCGGATTGAAAAGTTGTAGAGATTTTACCTCCCCCACCGGTCGCCACTCTCAGCAGTGATCTTTGAGTGACATGACTTACAAAGGGCCATCAGGTTACTGGTTTCATTGCCACCGCCTTTGCAGAGAGGGAGGATGTGGTGGACTTCTTCAGCAGCTTTAATCCTTCCATTCCTTTCACACTCCTCGCAAAGAGGATGGGCTTTGATGTAGCGGTCCCTGATACGTTTCCAGGACCTGCCGTACCGTTTATTGGAAGCAGGGTCACGTTGGTATTGGTTGTATCGTTTAGCGACCATCTTCTTATGCTCGGTGCAGTATTGCTCGCTGTCTGCAAGCCGACCGCAGCCTGGGTAAGCACAAGGACGCTTAGGTTTGTATGGCATCGGTTCACCTCCTTTTGGGCATAAGAAAAGCCCTCGTGGGGTGTTCCCCATGAAGGCTTGTTTACATTATTATCTCTCAATTATAGAGTACTAAAAAATTCAACTGCACTCAAGTGGACTCATGTGGACTTTACTATCCACTTTGACATTTTCTTCTTTTAAGTACTGCATTGATACCAGGGATTAGCTTGGTGACATTCTTATTGATGTTATCTGTAGAAATTCTGATTATCTCCCAGCCTTCACCGAGTTTATTGGTAATGACCTCATCTCGGATACTCTCATATTTTTGTCTGTCTTTCCCGTGATAAATCTTGCCATCAATCTCAAGAGCAACTTTCATCTCAGGCAATATGAAGTCAACAGAGTAGTCGAAGATCTTCACCTGATGGAACGCTTTAACGCCACGTCGGATAAGTTCAAGTGCTACCATTATTTCTTCAGTACTCTGATACCATCCAGTCTG